TCAGGTCCAGTTACGTCGAAAGCTGGCTTTATCACTGGCACAGATGCCAACACAACCGTTACCGCAGCTACCCTTACGGTAGACTCCACCTACAACGGTCAAATCATTAACCTTAGCCTTGCTGCTGGTATCACCGCCACCCTTCCTGCGGCTACCGGTACTAATGCAATGTATCGTTTTGTTATTGCAACAAGCGTTACAAGCAACAGCTACAAAATTCAGGTGGCTAACGCGACAGACGTGATGGTTGGAACTGCAAGTGTTGCGGGTACAACAGGCACGGTCTTCGGGACACTTCCAGCTTCCGACACGCTTACAATGAATGGCACTACGACGGGTGGTCTTGCTGGATCCTATGTTGAAATCATGGATGTTGCTGCCGGTGAATTTATTGTTCGCGCCAATCTCCTTGGCTCCGGTACTGTTGCCACCCCATTCAGTGCTGCCGTATCATAAGTCGGGCGGGAGAAATCCCGCTCCTCTTACAGGGAGATAATTATGGCTGACACAGTAGCAACACAATTGATTTATGATGGCGCAAAACAAGCCATCATGAAGTTTACCAACGCTTCCGATGGTACGGGTGAAACCACCGTTAAGAAGGTCGACGTGACAACGCTTTCCTCATATCTGGGGAAAGCTTGTTCGGCTGTCCAGATTGACCGCATCTACGGTCTTACGCACGGGATGGAAGTACGCTTGTTTTGGGAAGCCACTGCAAACGGAACCATCTTAACTTTCCCACAGAACGCTGCTCAAACGATGTCGTTCGAGGACTTTGGTGGGTTAAACAATAACACTACAACGGGTAAGACGGGTAACATTCTGTTTTCTACGTTAGATGCTAGTTCGGGTGATTCCTACACAATCATCCTCGTCATGCGTAAACTGTACTAAGTTGGGCTGGGTGTGATGAACGTATCCATTGATTTCGTGTGGAACATGCTTCACACCCTCCTTATCGTTCCGATAGGGTGGGTACTAGTGTATCTCAACAGCCAGCAGAACCAAATCTGGAAAACCGTATCGGAAACCAGAGAGAAGTACGTTACAAAACAAGAGTTACAGAGCGACCTAGCCTTAATGCACAAGAGGTTTGATCGTATCGAAGAAAAAATAGATCGCTTGATCGCTGATCACTTAGCCCGTAAATAAATAGGAGATCCCGATATGCCTAATCCAGTGTATAATAAACCATTTAGTCGTTCTGGTTTTAGCGGAAAATCCACCGGTAAAACTAAGTACAATGAAGACGGTCCTGTTGTAGCTTCTAGCCAAGCTCCACGCAAAGAAGTCCCTTACGAAGAAAACAACCCTAACTCGGGGGGTGGCGGCGGCATGAAGAAGGGTGGTATGGCCACTAAGAAAATGGCCAGAGGAGGAATGCTTGGTAAAGCAGGGTCTTCTGCAATGTCAAACAACCTTGTGGCAAAGAAGGCTATGGCAAAGATCCAAGCCTCTCGACAGGCCACTAAACCTGCTTCCTTCAAATCTCCTTCGTTCGCTCCAATGGGTGCCATGAAGGGCGGAGGAATTGCTACCAAGGGCAAGGGTGTTGCCTTGAAGTCCGGCGGTTCGGCAAAAGCTCCTCCCAAAAAGATGGGCCTTGCCGTTATGATTGCCGTAGGGAAAAAACGCGGGCGTTAATGCCAACGTGCTTTAAAGGGATTACTTATCATGGCTAGCGTTAGACAAGACTTCAACCAAGCTTTTCGGGATGCCCGTAATTCAGGGGAAAAAACCTTTGAGTTCCGCGGTAAAACGTATACAACGGAACTGGCTAAACCACCTTCAAAAGCTGAAGTTGGTCCGCATGGCCCCGGCGATGAAAGCTTTACGCCTGACGCCCGCAGGTCTAAGCCAGACGTAGGGGCTACGGACAAACCTAATTTTGGTCGACCCTTGGATCCTCGTGAGAGGGCTAACCTCGATGCCGACACCCGCAGGTCTAAGCCAGACGTAGGGGCTACGGACAAACCAGACTTTAATCGTAAAAACTACAGCATGCCCGGCGTTCGTATGGGGAAAGAAGGTGAACCTGCTATTGTTATCGGCGACGGATCTTCATCTTCTTCGGAGACTCCAAAGAAGCAGATGACTCGTCCTACGGTTACGGATTCTCGTGAGAGGGCCAACCTCGATGCCGACACTTCACGCCCTTCCGGAGAAGGCATGAAGAAGGGTGGCATGGCCACAAAGAACAAAATGCAAAAAGTTATGCATGAGTTCAAAACCGGCAAGCTTCATAGCGGCAGCAAACAGGGACCACTTGTTTCTTCCCGCAAGCAGGCTATTGCTATTGGTATTTCCGAATCCGGAAAGTCCAAGAAAATGGCAAGTGGCGGTGCTGTCCGTGGTTACGGCTTGGCAACAAAGGGCCGCGGTCGCGGTAAAGTGTGCTGATATGGCAGCAGGCAGGTCATCCTCTCCCACAGGCTTAATGAACATAGGCATGTGGGAAGATTCTCCAGCAGACATTCGTCAAGACAAACGGCTTGCAAAATCCCGTGGTCTTAACAAACGTCAATGGGAATCCTCCGCAGCGGACATCAAGCATGATACTCAACGTTCCCCCAAGGGACTGAAAAAGGGTGGCATGGCTGAGTGGGAGGCCTCTAAAGAGGACATGCGTCAGGATAAGATTCTGGCAAAGAAGCATGGTCTGACCTTTAATCAATGGGAAAACTCAGCCCTCGATCAGAAGCATGACCGTCAACAGTCCATGCGTAACCTTAGTCATGGCGGCACAGTGTGCAAGGCCGGTGGTGGAATGGTTACACCTGTTGGTCAAGGCAGAGCTAGGTCCAAGAAAAGCTGCAAGGTGAGCTGATGGCAACGTCCGGCACTAAGACATTTGAACTAGATGTCGCCGACTACATTGAGGAAGCGTTTGAACGTTGTGGTATCGAAGTCCGTACGGGCTACGATCAACGCACTGCTCGGCGCAGTCTTAACCTTTTGCTTGCTGAGTGGGCCAACCGCGGCTTGAACCAGTGGACAATCAAGCGTGAGGATATTCCGCTCAATACCGCTAATGCTACCTACACGCTGACTGCGCCTTTGATTGATGTGATCTCAGCTGTTGTCCGCAATCCGGTTGGGATCGGAACTCAATCTCAAGTTGATCTCACCGTCGAACGTATTAGTCGTGACTATTATCTGAACATCCCCAACAAACTGACAACGGGCCGTCCAGTTCAGTTTTACGTTGACCGTCAAATTACTCCTGTGCTGTATCTTTGGCCAAAGCCAGACACTACTTACACTTTAGTTATAGACAAACTTGTCCGTATGGATGACGTAAACTCAGGAACAAACACTCTGGATTTACCGTTCCGTTTCTACCCTTGCTTGGCGGCGGGTTTGGCTTATTACCTTTCCGTAAAAAAAGCTCCGGACAGAGTACAGCTTTTAAAAGCAATGTACGAAGAAGAGTTTGACCGTGCTCAGAGCGAAGATCGTGACCGCGCTCCTTTACAAATGACCCCGGCTAGGGACTGGTACAGGGTGGTATAACATGGCTCGTTATGCAGCAGGCTCAAAGTCAATTGCAATATGCGACCGTTGTGGCCAGAGGTATCCGTATACTTCTTTGCGGAAACAGTGGAATGGGTTTCGTGCATGCGTAGAATGCTGGGAGCCAAAGCACCCTCAGTTAGATCCAATTTTTCCTCCGGGTGAGCCGCAAGCACTCTTTGAACCTCGGCCAGATCGTAAGGAACCTATCGACGTACCGGTTGGGCAAAACATTTTTCCCTCTATTGCGCGCACCTCTACGCAGGGTGTATGTATGCAGGGGATTGTTAGAGTGGAGATTGTGTGATGGCGTGGACTTATGCGACTTTAGTGCAGGCCATTAAGGACTTCTGCGAGTACAACGAGACAACGTTTAATAACAACATCGACACGTTCATCAAAAACGCAGAGGAGCGGATCCTGTTTTCGGTGGATCTTGCCGTTTTTCGAAAGAACGTCACCGGGTCTACTACGGCTAGCAACAAGTACCTTGTTGTTCCCTCTGACTTCTTGGCCCCCTTCTCGTTGGCTGTTACTAAAACGGGGACGCAAAGTTTTCTTCTGAACAAAGACGTAGAGTTCCTGCAAGAGTACAACCCGACAAACTCAACGGGTCTTCCAAAGTACTACGCTCTGTACTCAGCAACGTCTTTTATCTTGGCTCCTACCCCTGACGATGGCTACTCGGTTGAGATGCATTATTACTATCAACCCGAATCCATTGTTAGTGCTGGAACAACTTGGATAGGGGATAACGCAGAACAGGCTCTTCTTTACGGGGCTCTTGTAGAAGCTTATACCTTTATGAAGGGCGAACCTGATTACATCAATCTTTACAACCAACGGTTTGGTGAGTCCGTCATGCGCCTGAAGAACCTTGGCGAAGGGCGTGAAGAAAACGATTCTTACCGCGACGGCTTAATTAGAATGAAAGCAAGCTAATGTTTACTGAACCAATGGAAATCAAAGCTATGTCTGTTCAGGTTGAGGCAACCACCAACGGTGGAAGCCCCCCTGAGTTCTGGGCAAAGTTGGCCTCAGACCGAATTATGCATGTTGCTGATTCGGCCCCTGAACCTATCCGAGACCAAGCTCTCGCTTTCCGTAGTCGCATGGAAAAGGTGGTTCTATTTTACATGGAACATGCTATAAAGAGCGACCGCACCACTGTCTGCTATCTTCTGGAACAGGCAGGTCACCCAGAACTCGCTTCTCTGATCAGGAGATAAACTATGGCTTTCACTGGAAACTTTATGTGCACCTCCTTCAAGAAGCAGATTCTTGAGGCCGTGCATGACTTTCGCGCTACAGGCGGCGACACCTTCAAGATTGCCCTGTACACAAGCAGCGCAACCTTAGACGCCACAACTACCGCGTATTCCTCCAGCAACGAGACCACAAACTCGTCTGGTTCGGCATACACCGCGGGCGGTCTGGCTTTGGCAAACGTCGATCCAGCAACCTCTGGCACAACCTCATTCACAGACTTTTCGGATGCGGTGTGGTCGACGGCGTCCTTTACGGCTCGCGGTGCGCTAATCTATAACACCACCCCTACCCACACATACACCAATCCGGGGGTCCTTGTTCTGGATTTTGGCTCGGATAAGACCGCTTCGGCGGGTACCTTTACCGTGGTGTTTCCAACGGCAGATGCCTCTAACGCGATTATTCGTATCGCCTAAGGGGAGGGTTCAGTGACCATATCACTAACCCATCCGTTTGTTTCCTCTGTGTCGGACGAGGCAACCCCGACGATTGTACGTCCTATTAATTGGAACGCGGAACATGTTCTGACTATGACAGGTCCTGCTCTCTTGGGCAGGTCAACTGCGTCTACGGGAAATGCGGAAGAACTGTCTCTTGGCGGGTATCTGGCTTTTGATGGAAGCACACTGAAAGTATCGAATTACTCCAGCGTTGCAAACTATCAACTTTTTACCTCTAATGGAACTTGGACAAAGCCCTCCGGAACTACCTTTGTCTACGTCAGGGTATGTGGGGGCGGTCAAGGCGGCACAGGCGGATTAGGACCTGTAATTTTTCCGGCCTCTG